AGAAGCAGAGGAAGCGGGAGTTGCCTATGAAATAAAGAAAGGGAAAGATATTTTACAAAATCCAGAAGACCTACTACTAAGTACTGTAGAGGAAGAAGAGATAATTATAACTGAAGTTCCTGGAGGAGCAAAGGCGGGGTTAAGAATTGTTGCGGGAATTATCTTAATTATTGTGGGGGTAGTTTTTGAAGCTCCCTTTCTTATAGAAGTAGGCGTAAGTCTTATTGTAGGGGGAGTAGCGGAACTATTAGCTCCAGGGCCTGAAACGGAGGATAGTCAGAACGACCCTTCTTATTTGTTTAATGGTCCGGCAAACAATATTTCTCAAGGACTCCCCATACCGGTTCTCTATGGACAACTTATAATAGGCGGGGGAGCAATATCCGCTTACTATTCAGAAAATCCCGTAGTTTTAAGGGGAAGTACTGTATCTTCCAATGCTGCAGGAACTTCAGAAACCGGAAACATGCCAATTAACTTTTCAGGCGGAGAAGGTCCTTCTGTACAAATTGCTAGCGATGCTTCTGTAAGAGATTTCCTTTTTCAAAATGAGCTATCAGATTTGAGTGACGAAATATTCACCATTACCACTGTAGGATATTAAAATGACGATAATAGAAAAACAATACGGATATATAACCGATCTTCTGTGTGTAGGAGAAATAGAGGGACTAGTTGGAGGCTACTCTGGTGTATTTTTAAACGAAACCTCTATAGTAGGCAATTTTAAATATAACGAGTTAAGGGGGCGCTCGGGAAAGTGTACGGCTATAGGTTCGGGGATAAGCGATGCTAATGGTCTGTTTTCTGATGTAAATTTAGATGACGGTCCTCGATATATGCAAATTTTTAGTGCTGGTCCTTCCTCAACAATTTCAGGAACACTAGTAAAAGGAAGTAGCGATATAACTACCGCAGGCTCTTTCTTTCTAGACAAACATTCTTTAAATTTCACAGGTACTGGTCAAGTAGACCCTACTGATTATATAAAATTTATTGTAAGAATTCCAGGGGCGGGACTAGATGGAGGAGATTATGCTGGAATAGTTATAGGAAATTCATCTGATACCCAAGCAACTTTATACCCTCCAACAAGTACAGAAGTTGCTAGCGGTACTTCAATATCTGTGGATGAGGTTATAAAAATTGCCTCTATTACTGATAATAATTCTTGCACTCTGGAATCTGCTGTTGCCGTGAACGTGGTTTTATCTAATTGCAGGCTTTCTCCTGCAGTACAGTTTCCCGGATCTTTAAATCCTTCAATAACATATGACGACACCTATGCAGTAGTTCAGAGAGGTTCTAGAAATCAACTTCCCATAACTTCTTTTACACGAGGTCGCTCAGGAGCACCCTCAGCTTCAGTTATTATAGGACGAAATGATGATCTTCAACGCTCTAGCCTAGCTGGAGGAAGTCAATCTCCTATAAAAATATCAGGAGACTCCTTTTCTTTTAGCCAGTACTCGAAAACTGAAATTGACGCCATAAAAGTTGCTATTGAATTTCCTGGGGGTTTAAGGCATAATGGCAGAGAGGGGGAATCGAGAAATGCTTATGTGGAATTTCAAATTATAATTAATTATACTACTCTTGTGGGGGGCTCTCTAACTGAACAAAGTAGGCTAATTTACGGAAAAGACTATGGTGGAGCTACTTTCTCAAATACTATTCCTTCTTGGCCTACTGCTGTTATAAATGGAGAAAGTACCTTAATCAACTATGCACACAATAACTATGCTTATGGCTCTCCTAGAAATAGCACTGGTGTAGTCACAAAAAAATCAGCTAACTCTAGTTTTATTAAAGAATTTTTTATTGATCTAGAAAAGTTTAAACCTTTTCAAGATTGGGAGATAGAAATACGAAGGTTGAGCCCAGAAGCTTTAGGAGAATATTGTCCTGAAGATAATACATGGATCGGGGCGGCTAGATTAAAGAATATCCAAGCCCTAGTTTATGATAAATTTTCTTACCCCGGTACCGCACTTGGTATGGTTAGTTTTTCTGCGGAAGATTTTGAAACTCCTCCTAAAAGAGCGTACCATTTAAGAGGTAAAAAAATAAAAGTACCTACTAATTACTTTACGAGAGAAGAGCTTGGCAGTAGTTCAGCACAATACACTAGGGTTAAGGGCACTGGTTTGGATTCCGGAAGCTATCAAACATGGGATGGTAGCTTTAGAGGTGATAGTTCTCTTGTGCCTACAGACCTTAATTTCCCTAAAGTATATTGTAATAATCCTGCTTGGGTATTTTATGACATTATTACTAATAAGGAATATGGGCTTGGAGAATTTATAAATGAAGATGAAGTGGATAAGTATGCTTTATATCAAATTGCCCGATACTGCGACGAATTAGTAACAGATGGTAAAGGTAATTCAGAACCTAGATTTTCTTGTAATGTGTATCTTCAAAAACAAGAAGAAGCGTATAAGGTTTTAAAGGATTTGAGTTCCGTTTTTCGAGGTATGATCTATTGGATAGATGGTAATATTACTGCAGTGCAGGACAGACCAAAAGAGCCGTCTTACACATTTAATTCTTCAAATGTAAAAGATGGGCTATTTAATTATACCTATACAGGAAGCCGCTCCAGAGTTAATCAGGTAAATGTTCTTTGGAATAATCCAGAAGAGTTTTATAAAAAGACCATAGTTACCATTGAAGACACGGCAAATATTGCTACTACGGGCAAAATAAATAAGAAAGATTTGGTAGCCTTTGGATGTACTTCGGAAAGTCAGGCAAGAAGGCTTGGTAAGTGGCATTTGGCTACATTATTAAATGAAACGGAAGTCGTTTCTTTTAGTACAGGTATGAATGCCGCTTTCTTAACTCCTGGTGAAATAATAAATATACAAGACAAAGATAGCTCAGGCATAGAAGTTAGCGGAAGAACTGCTGCAGGATCTACAACTAATGTTATTAACTTAGATAGAGTATTAGAGTCTGGGTATCCTGGCGGAGATCCTGCCGATTGTGTTCTTTATCTAATTTATGCCGAACCAGGTATCTTTTTAGCGCAAGACTCAGCGAATATAAACGGACAATCGTATACAAGAGGAGCACTTCTTTTAGAGGATAATAGTGGAACCCCTATATCTACTATAGAAGACTCTATTAATTTATTAGATGATACTGGAGATCCTGTAATTACGACCTACTCAAAAAACACTAGGGTAGAAGTAAAAGACATAAATGGGCCTTTAAGTGCTTTAAACCAAGTAACTGTAATAGGTGCCTTTAGTTCGGCACCCCCTATAGACGTAGTTTGGGCTATAGGTAGAAAGCAAGACACAACTACCGAGGAGCTTAAAGAATATCGCATATTGGGTATAAAACAAGACAATACCTCGGAGTACTCTATTACCGCTTCTTCTTATTACCCAGAAAAGTTTGATGAAATAGATGTAGATCCTCCGGTATACACTACAGACTATATACCAACCTCAGGCAGACTAGACTCTGTTCCAGGACCAGCATCTATATCCGTAGAAATGATCCCAGAGGCGCGATCTTCTGATAAAGCAAATCCTACGGGACAGAGAGTAATAATTTCTTGGGACACTCCGGAAGAATCTTATAAAGACTCATTAGGTGTTACCACTCTTATTCCCTATAGATTTTTATCTTCTTTTGAGGTTCAACATAACTTTGAAGAAGTAGCTGGGCTCAGCACGTTCAAAACAGAAAAAGTCCCAGGTACTTCCACTTCTATTTCTATTTCAGGAGTTTCAGAAGGATTTTATACTGTCAGGGTAAGAACTGTAAATGATTTAGGAATAAAATCTCCTTGGACTATTGTAAGGCGTTTTGTCTCTTTAAGCTCAGCAGGAAATGCACGAATTAATAGTATAGCTGTTGGAGGCGTTTTATCGGGAGATAGTTTCAGGTTAATTAGCACTACAGGAAAGGTACTGCTATCTTCCGTCCCTTTCTCTTACACTTCGCCTTCTGGAGAAATATTTTCTTATTCTACAATTCCTGCCGGAAGTCCTGATAACGCATTTTTAATAGAAGCCGATTTTTCTCCTATGGGCAACGATGAAACGGCGTACTTATATTTTGATGCTTCTGGAGCTGAAGAAGCTACCCCCAACCCTTGGAGAGAGGTACAAATTTATACAGATGGGGTGGTTAGAGACTCAAACGGTAATTTACTAAACAGACCTTATATAGTTCCGGTTGGATATACTGGTACTGGTTTAGGAACTACTACAGGAGTTATTGATACTTCTTCAGGTTCTAATACATTAGTAGGGACAGGTACTTTATTTACTTCAGAGTATGCTGTAGGGGATTTATTAAAAACCTCGTCTAATCCTGATGCGGACATAGAAACTCAAGAAGCAGAATATAGAGTAATAGCTTCTATAGAAAGTGATACTCTTTTAACAGTAACTACTCCATTCTTAAAAAATTTAGTTTCAGGATATACTTTTGTACAAGACTTTAAACCGGACGTATCCAGAGATGCGATTTTAGCTAAAATAGAGACAGACAATACTGGAGTGTATTCTGCTCAATTTTATATTAACGGGCTTGGGCCCCAAGGAGCAGATGGACAAAATATAGGTATTGTAGTAACGGATGCCTCTATAGTTTATGACGGGGAAGGATTAAATCCTTCTTACGAGCCCTCGACCTCAGACCCTTCTGCGATAGGTATAGAGACTAGAACCAGCACTACGTCTTCTCCGGAATATAAATATACATTAAATGGTTCTTCAGTGACTTTTCCTGAATTTACTACTAATCCTTTCTATAACTATACAGTACCTACTACGTGGACACAGGGAGCGGATATAGTAAGAGTACAAGTTAGAAGAGCAGGGAGTACTGTTATTGAACTAGAAGATTCTATTTCAATAGTTAGAGTCAAGCAGGGCTCTGGAAATTTAGCTGGAGTATTGACAAACCCTACCCACACTGTAAATACCGACGCGGGTGGAAGAACTTTTGAGAGTAATTTTCCAAACGGCTCCGGTCAATGGGAACTGTTTTTTAGTGGAGACGATGTTACTAATATAGGAACTTATTCTGTTGTGGGAGGCACTTCTGCCGCAGGCAAAAGTTCAAAAACTCAAAATGGACTAACCTTTCAAGTAGATGAATCTACGGGTGAATATACTTTGTTGCAATTAGATGCTCCTACTAAATATAATTTAGCCGCAACTGTAGGGGGCAGTTCTCAATCCAATTCTGTAACCCCTTCAGCCACCCTACTAGAAGAAGGAGACTCAGTTAGTTTTTCTGTCTCGGGAGCTGCTTCATCTACAGTATACTTACAGTTCGTATATTTAACAGCAAACGGTACCGATTTTACATCCACCCCACCCTCTAGTTCTTCTAGAGAAGCTATTGTTTTAGATGGGGCTGGTGCAGGTACTTCTTTGACCTATACAACTGCTATAGACTTTGATACTGCTAACGAGGTTTTTTATGCTGAAATCTATAGTTCTGCTTCAGGAGGTAGTCTTTTAGCAACTTCAAATAATATAACAATACAAAAGCAGACGTATAATTTTAGTGTAAGCTCTACAAGTCTTAATAATAATGACACTTTAACCATACATATAGAAACAAACAATACCAATGTTAGTACTCTATATTTGTCTTTCGATAATCCTTCGGCAGGTTTGGGTACTGGAGACTTTACAAATCCCAATGTCGGATCGGTAGCTCCTATTTCTGCTAGACAAGCAATTACTCTGTCATCACAACAATTTGATTATACTATAGACGTATTTCCAGACAATGACGCTGCGGAGACTTTTGTACCGGCAATATATGGAGCTTCTTCAGGAGGTAGTCCTCTATCTTCTTTACCGACCGTAACTCTGGTTGATACTAGCTTATCAGGAGCTACGGCGCAGTGGGCAGGTAGTACCTCTTTTGCAGCCTCTAGTGATTCTGAAAATGGCGGTAAACAAGCTGCCAGCATTAGTCTATACTTTTATAGAGACGGAGATGCTGAAGTCGTTTACTTCGGAGACTTTTTAACGGGATCGATAGATGTAGATGACTGGCTTCCAGTATCTGACAGGACTAGTACTATTGGTGATCAGTACGAGATTAAGTGGGATAAAATCAGTGGAGTTGTATCCGCAAATTTTGCAGAAGATACTTGGGTTCCTTTAAATTTAACAAGAGTTATCTCTGGACCAACTGTAGTAGCGTATGAAGAAGAGCCGGAACTTCTTACGGGAGTAGTGAATGTTCAAATAAGAAAATTAAGCGCAGGTTCACCAGATTTTAGTGTAAATATTACTCTGCAAGCCGCTGTAGCTATATAAGGAAATATAAATGCCAACCCAAAACGTAGAAACTTTTGATAAAATATCTGTTACTGTAACCGCTTCTACAGGAACGACGGTTACCCCAACAACTGCTACAGATTGTGTAATAAGACCATTTACAACACAGTTTAGCCCCTTTACTTTTGAAATAACAAATTTTACTTCTAGTAGTTATGTCGCTTCTTTTACCGACGAAGGAGGAGGGCCTTTGAGTTATACAGGTTCTGTTTCAGCAACTGGAGCTTGGATTTCTGACTCTGAACAGTTTACTACTAAAGCAGTTTATGGAACTAAGGAAATAGATTTAAAATATACTGCTGTAAAATCAAAGTCAGGCGGAGATGGTGTAGAAGGCCTAGAAGGAGCGGACGGAGCGGACGGATCGCCCGGAGCGGACGGAGAACAAGGTTTAAAAAGTATTACAGGTTTAATATACTATACTGTTCCTTCTGCGACATCGCCTACGCCTTCGCCAACCGCAACTAACTATACTTTTAGCACCGTATCTTTTACAGGATTAACAGCTAACTGGAGCTTGGAGAGACCTACTATAACCGCCAGCAATGCTAATAATTTTTGGGAGTCTACATTCAATGCTATAGAAGATAGCTCCGAAGCTGATATAAGCTCAAGCAGCACCAGTCCACCTAACTTAACCTTTACTACTCCCATTCGAGTTCAAGACGGTTTCGGAGACTCTATAACAGAAAATGTAATTGATATTAATGCAGCCGCAACTAAGTGGGTAGGGGTTGATATAGTAAATTTTACAGAAGATAGCACTAATTTACCCCACCCCCGATCGAGTTCTGTTTACTCTTATACCTATAACAATACAGTAGGTAATCTTGAATTTGTAGTTGGGGCTGCTAATACCAATAAAAGTTGGACAACTAGTGTACACTCTCTATTTGCGGGAGACACCGAAGTAGGAAGAATAAAGATTAGGTATATTGCAGAACCTTTTAACTCTTCAAATGTCCAAGAGACAGACAAAATTAAGAGCGTATATTACGAATTTGAAGTAGTCGGCAGCCCTGGGTCAGTTTATTCTACAGAAAGCAACTATGAAGTAACTTTATCCAGTGCTTCTTCACCTTCTTTTACGTATACTTCATCCTGGGTAGGAAGCGGGAGCCCTACTACAAATGGATTTGACGAAATACAAAACCACGATATGACAGCTGCCTCTGGATATCAAATTACCATAGAGCATATTCCGACAAAGGCATTAAAAACTATATATGTAAGCTATACGGGAGTAGCAGACAGTGTTATTGAAATTGACGGGAGTACAGGAGGAAAATAATGAAAATATTAAATTCAAGTAGCGGGTGTTACCTTACAGAAGTACAAGAAACTTTTTCGGATGCAGAAACCTTAAATTCAATTTTTAGAGACTATGTAATTCCGAAAACTCTTCGCGGATGTTTAGATATGTGCAGTGTTTCTGCAACTACTTTAAATGATAGTAGAGCAGTTATAAGTCCTCACCCCAGAATTGACGCGGGAGTGTTCTTTCTTTGCAACTCTTCTCATGAAAAAGTAGGCGCTATAACTTTTACTTTTAGTAACAATGGAAGTACTACAACTACTTATTTAACAAAAGTAACAGCTGTAATAAAAAGTTCAGAAAGAGGTAAAGGATATTTTACTCAGATGTTCATGCTAATTTCATGGTTTGCAAATCAGTTTTTACAATGTGATTACGCTCAGGTGGGTGTAACAGATACTGCACCTCAGGTTGCTGGAAAATTAGACGCAAGAGCTGTAACTAACTATGAGACCACCGATACTTCTCTCTCTAATGTCCCATATAATTCTGTAGTACAAAAGCAACTAAATTTAACAGACTATGCGAACTCGTTTTCGGAAGAAGAATGGTCAGGTATTTCTTTTATAGTAGGAGATACAACCGTACCCGTACCTACTAAAGGTGTGCCCAGTTTTTAGATACTATTATCTCAATACATAACAGGAAACAAAAAAATAAATCTTGACATTCTTCTATTCAGTTGATATAATTTTCATATTCTTACAGTTTCGTACCTAGAAACAAGTATTTTCCGGAAATCAATTACTATGTCGTATCAGGCTAGAGATCTTTCTCCCCTCGTCAGAGGAGATGATTGGACTATAAAACTCACTCTAAGCGACTCTGGTTCGCCTTTAAACATTACTGGTTATACATACTGGTTTACCTTGAAAGATAATATTGATGACGCAGACCCAGGAGCATTACAGGTATCTATAACTCCTAGTGTTTCTGGAAGCCCTACTGAAGCAAGTCAAGGAATAGTATATATTACAGCTGCTAAAGCATTGACAGATACTGTTACTCCTGCAACCTATAATTATGATGTACAGCAAGTAGATGGCACAGGTAAAGTTCAAACTCTACTCATTGGAAAAGTGAAAGTAGTGAAGGATGTTACTAGAAGTATTGCATAATGGCTTTCGGAACTCGCACAACGATTTTCAATGACCTCGACTCAACTATTGGAGCTAACGAGTATTCTCCTGGCGGGGGTAATGCTGCTATTGCAATTAATGCTGCTGACGGCTTTGAACTTCAAGGAGTTGGTTGTGGCGAGTTTCGTATAGACGCGGAAACTAACCTAATTAAGGGTATCGGTGAAGTAAACGGAAATACTGTAGATTTGTCTTCTTCTGGAAGTGCAGCGTTATACTGGTTTAACACTTCCGTAGGCGCTTCTCTAACCAGCTATGACTTTTTAATATATGACGGAACTACAGAGGGTATAGTAAATTTAGGGGATTTTTATCCTGCAAACGGAGGCTATACACCTATTTGGTGTGATGCCGATCAATTTTCAGGAACACTGACTCTCTCTGCTGTACAAGCGTTGGCATTTAGAATTTCAAACAATGATACGGGTTCTGGTAATAAGCCCAATTCTTTTGTAGATAATGCTAGATATTTTCAGGGCTCTCAAGTAATTCCTTTTTTTATCAACGGAACCGCAGATAATACTATAGCTTTTATTAGAGCTTCTGAAAGCAATAAAACAACAGGCTATAATGGGTTGCTTCTCAATCAGGGAGGGGTTGATTTATTTTTCTCTAAACTAATAGTGGGTGAAGGAGCAACTGCGGGAACGGCAGTTGCAACCACTTTTTCAGAAACTGATAAAACTTTTGTACACGTAGATCAAGCTGCAATTAGATCTGACTGGTTAGGTTGGAGAGTTAATTTAGGAAATGCTTCTACCACTTTCTCTCTTGATAACTGTAACTTTCAATCTTCTAATGTTGCTACAGCTATAAACCGTCCAGAGCTGATTTTTACCGGCACAGCAGGAACGGCATCAGTAACCTCCTGTGCGATTCTAGGGGTACGTCAAGCAACCTTAACTTCTTCCGTTACTATAGACGGAGGAACGTTTGATGTAGTATCCTGTACCCAGGCCGGAGCGGAGATTAAGAATACAGTATACCGACCAAGAAGTGCTTCTGGAGTAGCGGCAATAACTGATGGCACTTTTGGGGCTACAGGAATACATGATACCGTAATAACTCAGGTTGGAAGTGGTCATGCTTTTGAAATAACAGCAGCAATGGCAGCTGCAGCAGGCTCTCCACCAACTCTTAACTTTAACAGTTTAGAGTTTGATAACACTAGCTTTGGGGCAGACGGAACAGCGAGTGCCGCATTAAGAAATACTTCGGGAGAAGAAGTAACTATTAATTTAGTAGGAACTAGTAATACCCCTACAGTTATAAATGTTGGGGCAGGATCAAACACTGTATTCGTAGCGTCTAAAACTCTAACTATTAGTAATATAGAGCCAGACACAGAACTAAGAATATATACTTATACAGATATTAATGATCCTACTACATACACAGAATTAGCGGGGGCAGAGTTAATAAATTCAGTGCCTACAGGAAGTACATTTGATACTGTTACTACTGACCCAAACGATGCAACAAAGTTTCAAGTAACTAAAAGTTACGATTCAAGTGGAGGAGATTTTGGCACTATATTAGTCGCACATAATCTTGACTTCATTTTCTTTAGAGAACCCGTAACTTTAAGTTCTACAGAAAACACCAGCTTTACTGTATTCCAAATAGGGGATAGAAATTATGATGCTGGTACAGTATAGTCTATATTAGACAAAGAAGTAAAAGAGGAAACCAATTATGTCTGACGCATTTCAAGATAATGAAATTACAGATCCCGATCAGCTTTCATTCTTAAAAACTACCGATATTGCTACTGCTTGGGCTGTACCTCCGGCGGAAGAGTTAATTATTGATTATGTGAATAAAGTTATCGGTTTATATGTTGGGGCAGGAGACTCACCCCCTAATAACCTTACAAATGACGGAGTAACTATTAAAGCAGTTTACTCTAAACTAAAAGATGCTTGGAGAAGTGATGCCGACTTGATTAAGTTTGAGTTTCCTATGGGACCAATCACTGACGAATCTTTTGAACTTATCAACGGCTGGAACTGGGATAAAGGTAAATCAGCATCTCCTCAACGAGTTTCTGGTACTGACGGTATTCAGGCAGAGACTACAGAGCTTCTTCGTACTGGAGGATGGCAGGTTGTAACTGGTGGTACTACTACCGAAGAGTGGGCAGGTGTTATTACTCTGGGAGCTCTTGCAGCTACTGACCAAGTTTACTATCAACAAGTAAATGATGAGACTGTAGATAATACATCTAACTTTATCCTTAAAGGAAAAGTTAATCAGGCAGTACAAATTTTTGACTCTGCGCCTTCGCCAGACACTTCAAATAAAACTTACTTTAAAGTATTTGTGAGAGAGTGGAAGAAAACTTATGCAGAATCAGCTTTCTCTGATATTGGTGTGGAAACAGCAACTTTCCAAGCGTATCGTTTCCCACTTATTAATGCAGTTGACTTAAATGTTACTCATGCTGAAGAAGTAGTAAACGGTACAGCTTCTTTCATAACTAATGCTACAGGAACCGGTTCGGCTCAGACTTATACTACAGGCACAACAGCTCACGGGCTTGCGGTAGACGATGTAGTAACTATTACAGGTATGACTCCTGCAGGCTACAATGCTACTTCAGCAACTGTTACTGCTGTAACAAGCACTACCTTTACGATTGCGGGAGCAGAAAGCGGGGCTTTCTCTGCCGGTGGTGCGGTACAGTTAGATTTATACGCAAATATGGCTATTACCTATGCTCGTGATGCTGATGATGAAAGAGTTCTCGCTGAGGCACCTTCTATAGGTACTCAGGGCTATGTAAGGGGTGCTTGGTCTTCTGGCGTTGCTTATAATGTAGGAGATGTAGTTCAGGATTCTAATATTCCAGGCAGATGGTTTATTGTAACAGTTGCAGGCACTTCTTCCGGCGATGCTACGGATTTAGCTGGTGGTTCTGACACTGGCGTTACTTGGGCTTCATATTCGTTTGAAAGAGAAATTAATACAGATAATTTCCGACCCTTTATTGTAGCAATAGATGGAGATACAACAACTGCAAATATAAATGATGGTGATGCACGTACTTCGTATATTTACGAATTCGTTCAAGCAGAGCTTAGAAAAGCTGTTGATATTGACGATGCTGCTCCAGGCACTGTAATTGGTAAAACAGCTGCCTCATTGCTTACTTTCGTTGGTCCTACTCTCGTAACTTCGAGAGGAGTTTACATCGATTCGTTTGCATCTGCGGACCAGAACTCAATCGATTTCTTTGACGCTACAAATACTCTTCAACGCTTTAACTTCGTGTCTCTGTTTACGATTAACTTCGGTGCAAACTTGCAGGCAGATCCTTACGCTAAGTATTTTGTATTCTTTACAGCAGGGGATGGTGCTAACGATGATTATGGCGAAATTAATGCTATTCTCGTTAACCATATTGACGCCATTCCGGGTCAAATGACTGGAAATGTTAATCCTGGACAAACACCAAATGAAAGAACTTTTGTAGAACATCTTTATGACTATGATGTAAATATTCAGAGAGGTGCAGGCACAAATGAAACTGATGCTCCGGTTACAGTTATCGGAATCGGACTAGAAAAGAGTCAGTGGGTGAAAGCAACTAGCACTATTGGTCGAGATAAGACTTCTAATGTTACGCTTACATCAGCTTTGGAAAGAAACTACGCTCAAGGAACAACATTCCCATAATATTAACCTCAATAAGGGCGGGGCTTGTCCCCGCCCAAAGGATTTTATATGTTTGAAAGATCAGACGTCAGATACGCTTGTTATAGAAAACAAAAAGGTATTGACGCAGAAAAACACCAAGAAATTATATCAGAAATCGATAAAATTAAGTTACCCACAGATAAATGGGAAGACTTTTCTACAGGCTGGGATGTTTTTGTAACTCCTAAAGAAATTACTAGAATAGTTCCTGAAACAGATTTTGATTATATTCATACTACCTGTACTGAGTTTAAAGTAAAAACCAATATGGGGCTTAGCAATGAAGAAATTTATGAACAAGCAGACAAAAGACAGAAAAATATTTTTGAAATTGTTATGCTGAATAATATTGAAGATGATTTTTCGGGTTTTGGAGAAACTTGGAGAGTATCCGTAGATCAAGGCTCTAAAAGAATTGAGGTAAAGAGTTTAAAAACTAAACTCAATAAAGTACCTAAACCACCCCCTAAACCGGTGGCTTCAGCTGTTAGAAATACTATAGTGGATATGACTGATGCAGAGCCCATAGAGGATCAAGAGCTTATAAAGAAGCTAAAAGCTCTTTTGAAAATGACAGATAAGGAATAGATATGGCAGGCGAAAAACGATATACAAGAATTCCACCGGAGAGTACTGGCGACCGCGTGTACATGGTTCACACTGCCGAAGTTGAATTTAAGAACGGTGGTAATTCTCCAACAGCAACATATGGTAATCACGACTGGAAAGTAGGTGAAAGATATACTATTGCTGGATTTGGAATGGTTCACATTCATGGTGTGTATGACCGTCAGGATGGCACTGGTATTCTTGCAGTACATTACTCTCAAGCCAATAAGATGGAAAACAACGTTCCGGACGCTGATTCGTTAATCTCAATTGACGGTGTAGACGTTGGTGAAGTTACTACTGCATATGATGTTTATATCCCTGCACAAAACATTATGGGATATGACAATCCGGAATATGGGTGGAACATTGATCGTTTTGGTTCTGGACCTGTTACATTTGCGGAGGGTCCACCTCTGCTT